GGGCATCATCCGGAGTGGATCCGCAACCGAGTTCGGGCTTTCCCAAGAATAGTACCTAGCCAGGAAGGTAAAAGGCTCCCCCGGTTTTCTGACTTGGCATTTCACCAAGAAGCCACAATCGGCCGTGGCTTCCTCGAACCGTTTCTCATATCCGATTGGAGCGGATATTATCCCATCATCACCACCCACCATGCAGTCATCAAAGGCTGCCGGTCCAATGGCATGATACAGGGCGAACAAGTTCAACAGTGAGTTCATCAAGCAAGTGTCCGCTGCTCCCGAACAGCGGGCTGACCCCGTTTTGACACGCACGTTCTTATACGAAGCGGTCAAATTTTGGGTGTAGTCTAGCAGGACGTTTAACTCCTCTTTCCTCCCAGGGAAAGCTCGGAGATACAACGCCCTCTCTAACTCCCTCATTACGGGGGTTATGGTCCCATCATACTTGCTGTAGTCAGTCTCGTACATCCTCCCACCCCTCGCCGTGGTCTTAGTTGCCAGATGGTAAACGTTTTCTGACACCTCTGGGGGTGAGATCCCGAATGCAAACCACTTTTGACCGTGCAGCGCATTCTGCAACGCGTGGGTGTACTTATACAATCGGGCCTGGGTTTTGGCTGGTATAGGAGTGATAGGTCTTGGAGGCTTCTGCTCACCATAGCTCTCGCTCTTGATGAAACCTCGAGCTTGACGAAGCTCGCTGTCAGTAGCGGCATTATTTGCGAACTCTTGGTTTGCCGCTGCCTCCATCTCCTCCTTATAACATGGACGGACTTGCTCAATCCATCCCTCATCGTCCGGGTCTTCAACTCGAATCCTCTTGAACAGTTCTTTCATAAAGGGCTCGAATTTCCCCCGGACGTTTTCGGGCTTGACCCTCTCAGCAGCCTGGACACGTGTAATAGTCAACCGTTGTTTCACCGTAACAGCAGCCGCATCACAGTTCCGAACTGGTGCATTAGACATCTGCTTTTCACTGGGCTCAACCACTGATGGCAAAGCGAGGGTGACGGTTTTCTTATCGGCTTTCTCGGACTCGTGTGCTCCTACATTATAATGCGGATCATCACTGGTCCGCTTATTCTTTGGATCTATATGAGTCTCACACGATTTACACGGGCCCGGTGAAGGGTCCTCAATCTCGGGGCGGTGACCTAATCCGCGGTGCAAAAGGTCTAGGTCGTGGTCGAATTTCAGGTAGTCTACGACGTACGTGGCAAGCAATGAATTGTTCTCACCACAGTACTTGATCACAGTGTGTTCGGGGACACGGGTAGTCTGGAATGCGCGTTGGGAGTCAACCAGCTTCGAAAAGGACCGCCATGGCACAGTGATAGCAACAGAGTCTGGCCCTGCGGCTGCTACTGTGACCGCCATTGAAATCTGGCCGGTCTCAGCTGGTAGGAAAGTCCTAAAGGCAGTCCAATGGTGGTGGGTTCCACAGTGGTTGAACACATGGCGCCGAAGAGTGGTCCTCGCATAGAAAACTGACAAGAAGCCCAACCAGCAATAGCTGGATGGGATCAGTGCGATTACCGCCCTCGACTCTGGGCACGAGTGCCTCAGCACTCTGTATGTGTATGCTCCACCGAACCACGTCCACACAGTCAGAAGATCCGGACCATAGTCCCAGATCTTATGCTTTCCCGTATATCCACAATGGCTGGTCCACACCAGCTCATCGTCAACACAGTATTGATGTGACCCCTGTGTTCCACTATTCGCATCAGTGGGCAGAGTAGTGAACATCATGACCGGTTTTCCCCACATTAGCACGCGATGCATGTCAGCATAATGGTCGACATCTATCATTACTATAACTCTATCTCTCAAATTACCAGACGGCGGCGAAATGTCAATGGGATCATACAAGAGGCTAGTGCCATCTCCTTCACCAGCGCCCTTCTGGAAGTAGAAAGGGCTCAGGTTCATTGCGGAGACAAGCCTCCCGATCAAGTTAGTGGCAATAGAGCGCACTTTAGCCATGTGGTAATGAGGATTAGTATCAGGTTT